GTTTTCATGAGCCACCTTGTTTTGTTCAAATATCTGTAACAGTTTTTCATACACCATTAATTTTTACAAAACATTTATTAACTTTTTTCCATGAACCATTTATTTTCATGTACTTTCCAGTTTTAGCTCATATACCATAATATGTTTCAATAAGTCCTCAGCTATTAAGATCTTTATAATTTTTAATCTTAATGTCAATAGGTAGTTCTATTTCTATTTCATGTCCTTGAGTATCGACAACTTTTTCAGGTGGTACTGTATAAGTTCCACGATATCCATTGTTGACTAAGCTCGTATTATCTCATCCATCAGGTTTTGCATCTAATCAACCTAAAAATACGAAATCACCACTTCTTAATCGATTTGGTGCATATTTAAGAAATGCCCTATCACCTTGAGGATCTAAAGTTGCAGTATCAATATTATATGTATGTGTGTCAATTTGTTCAGATCCATCATCAGCTAAATAATAAATACATCTAACAGTATTTACATTATATTCTCATTGAGCATATAATGTAACATTATTATTTGTATATTCAGTATTAATAGCGTTATAGAATGTGTCTGGTATAAATTCATTTACTCCAATTGGAGTTATTGATTTTGTTTGATCTGATCAACCAATAAATTTATAACCTAATCTTAAAGGAGTAAAGTTTGGCGTTCTTGCACTATTTGCAGCATATGTCTTATCTGTAGTATAGTCAGATATTTTACCCATATCTTCAGGCATTTGACCGCCATTAAGATTGAATGCTATTCTATAATTTTGTGGCTCTCACTCTGGATGAAGTGTAAGATTTGATGATACTTCAGTTGAAGCATCTACAGCTCCATTATTTTGATCAAACCACATATTAGTTTTTATGTAACCTTTTTTATATACAGTTGGTAATGAACCTACAGTTTTATATACAATATTTCCATATTCAATATTGTATTGCTCTGTCATTGAAACATTTGAATTAACTAATAATGATGAACTAGGTTGTCTACCACTTCACGATACAAATGAATATTTTCTTGATTGGGTTGTTGATTTATCCCTTGTGTCTTGAGCAGGAATTCCTCCTAAAGTATTAAAATATACATATCGAGGAATATTAGTTGATGATAATGATCTGCTATATGCACTCCTAACATAAACAGTTGTTCCAGCATTTACTGTTGAAGAAGATATTAATCCTCCACCAAAGTCATTATTTTGATAATATGCAACTGTATATTGAATTGGTTTTCCACCATATAATCTAAAATCAAGATAAACATATAGAGTATAATACTCAGTTCCTTCAGTAGTTGTTACTTTAAAACTAAATATACATGTTGCAGTAGCATCTTTATAATTATTTGTATATGTATCACTTACACTGACAGTGCTACTTGAATATGTTATATTAGAATATGATGTTCAACTCAATGTCATTGAACCACTTGTTTTACTTGGTTTAAAATTAAATGAGGACCAGTTACCTGATGTATTTTGTGAAAAAGCTGTTTGAACAGTTGCTGATGTACCTGATGGCTGACCTTTTATTTTTAAATAAACTGTTTGAACAGTATATGTTTTTGATGTACTATTATAATTAACACTACAACTAGCCTCAGCTTGAATTGTACTGCCATGTCCTGTAGCAGTTTTAGCTGAAGCTGTAAATGAATTACTTATTCTTGTTAGTGACCCAGATAGATTTAAACTTATAGTAGCCATAGCTGCTCCTAATTAGTATATTTGAATCAAAAATCGCCATTCTTACCAACTTCTTGTTGAGGATTTCCTTCACTAGCATAGAATGCAACACCACTATCCATTAAATGGCCTTGAGTGATTAATGCTGCTTGTGTATATTTATAATTAACATTATTCTTTGATCCGCTTGTTTGAGGAACACCTGATGAAGATGATATTGCAGCCATAGTTCCAGATGTACTTACATAAACAGGTTGAGTAGCACTACCTACACCTCTAGGACTTGGAAAGAAGCTGTTTAATGTATTATTAAACTCCTCTGTCAATGCTACTTCATTATTATTTAATTTGCTTGAATTAATTCCATTTCCTGCTGTAAGTTTATCTTGCTTTCCATCTAACAAAGATGATACACTTCTTGTTCTATCACCTTTATAGTAAATAGAATTACTTGAAAATTTAACTTGATTAACTAATGACCCATTACTTGAAACTTGAAGTGTGTAATACTTATAATTAGTAGTATCACTTACATTAAAACCATTAGCATCAGTCGTATAAGCCAATCCTTTAAAATTGCCATTATCTACATTCTCATCTATAGTCGTAGAACTTGTATCAAAATCAACAAGAGCATTGGCACCTTGTTCAACTTTAATACCAACTCATAAATTAGGATAAGTATTTAAACTAAAACCTTCTATTTCAAAGTAATAACCATGAAGCACAACTTTTAATGGTTCACCTCTACCAAGATATTCTACAGTAGATAATACATATCTATCATAGTCAACAACTGAATTAATTATATTTACAAAATTCTCTTCACTTGTATATTTACCTTTTGTTTCTATTTTTCTATATGCAGATGGGAACATATCTACATTATTTGTTTTGAAAAAATTACTCATGTATTATCTCCTATAAATTACGATCTATTTCTCATTTGTAACTTACATATAAAGTCCATTCAATTTTTAAATTAGTATCTCCAGATACTGTTAATGGAGCAGGCAATTCAACTGTTGCATAAACTCTTCTACTCTCATCTTTACTTAATAATTGAAAACCATTTATAATAGATCCTGAAATTATTGAACTAGGAATCAGGAAGGTGATTTCTGTAGTACAGAAACCACCATCATTTCCTTCAGTATCTTGATGTGTATCTCAATATGATGCGTTAGCACCAACTTTTGAACTTACATAAGGTGAACCATTTCCAATTGGAATAGGATTGCCATCAGTACCTTTTGTAAATGGAACCACAATTCCAGGCCTTTTTGCAATTACATAATCTCCAGTCAATGCTTGAGCAATATACTCACATAGATATATAGTACCAGTATTATGAGTAACAATCTGACCTGTTTTCTTTCCACCTTTAATAAGTGTTATTTTAACATTTCCCTGAGTTACTGCATTATTTTTAATCTCAGTTTTTACTTCTTTATTTTTTTTATTACCCATAAATTATTCCTCCGGAACTCTAAATTCATCATCATAGATAAATGTTTCGATAAATTGATTTGGAACTATATTACCTTGTTCATCATTACCTGTGATACTTATCTTCTGAGATGTTGCTTTGTCAGTACCTACATACATTCTATCATTATTTGGATAATTTTCATATGCTATAACAACATCTCCACCTTCATTGACTCTTCTTTCATTGTAGTAGATATCTGTATAAACAATATCACGTAAGTTATATGATTTATATTTAACAATATTGTAAGTAAGTCCTGAAGGCAGCAAATATTTAACTAAGTCTTCAATTATACCTAATGTAAATAAATCTTCAGGAACTCTTATTGTTACATTATAATTTGACATAGTAACAACTTCATCCAATGATTCACCTACAATATTTTCAATTCTCATTAAAATATCTACACAATATTCAAGTGCTTTAACAGTACCCTTATTTCTCATTAAATATTTGAAACAAGTTGTTACTGCTTCCAGATCATCCAAATCTCATGAATGATCTGGTTCAAAGTTTAATGTTTTAGCACGTAACATTGTCAATCTGTTATCTATATTCGTATCTCAAATTGACATATTATCTATGTAAGTTTTTACATAGTTAAATAGTGCTGTATAAAGTCTAGCAATTACTTGATAATCTCTTGACTGTGAGCTATACTCTCATGGAGTTTGTTTTACTATATCAATCATTAGTAACTCCCATTCCTCATATCCTTAACAATTTCCATAACTGAATTTTGTAAATCTATTTGAGCAATAGTCATCTTATTTGCTATATTATTCTTATCCCACATTGAGTAGGCGTTTTCGAAATCTACTGTATCCATAGCAATTGAATTATCTAATCTATATGGATAGTAAGGCTTGATAGAAGGCTGATCTGATCCTTTAATAATTTCTGAGATTCTTCTATTTAAATTTTGTAAAGAAGTACCAGAATCATTATTAAATATATTAATATCAGGATTAACTCCATCTATAACACATAGATCATCAATAAATAATGATTCATTTTCTGTCTCAGCTCTTCCAGATCACTGAATACACAAATACAACTCTAATGTGTTAGGAATTCCTTGCACAGCTGAAGGCTTTAAATAATATGAAGTATTGCCGTTTAAAACTATATTTTGTGCAGGTGATGTTGCATTATAATCTGATATTTGTATTTGTGATGATGAATATGAAGGACTTCCACTTGGTCCAGTTGCTTCAAACCAAACTGTTACAGGAACTTCTGATCCAGTCATATGAATTGGAACTATATACTCTTTTGAAGATATATTTTCACAATAGAATGGATATTTTATAGGCTCTGTAATTGCATTTGTAATTTTAACTCCTCTTGCATAAGATGTTTCATCTTTTGTATAAGAGAAGAAGTTTGTTAATTGAGATAAGTTTATAATATTACCTATATTAACACAATTATTAGAAGCTTGAATATAGCAGTTAGGTCTATTTTCAGCACTTACAACAACATCAGATCCGCTAACATCAAATACAACTCTCTGTGAACTTACAATCTCTTCACTTCCAGCGTCTACTGAAGTAATTAATTGTTGTTCAATTCCAGGACCAACATTTAAATCAAGCCTTGATTTAATTTCATAGAAATTAGTTAAAGATGGTAAAGTAGTTGATGTACCATTTACTGTGTAAATAATTGATCCGTCACACATTGAGAATCCATCTTCTATATTAAGTCCTTCATTATCATTTATATAAGTGTATCCATTTCTATTAAATGCATATTCACTTATAGTTTGTCCATCCATTATTCTAGGCATATATTTAGATGACCAACCAATAATTTTGATACTATCAGTTTCACCTAAAGTAATAATATTCATCTCTGTAATATAGAATGGCGTGGCTGCAAAATTAATATTTTTTTGCCAAGGTATTGATGTTGAAACACCTGTATTAGATATTGATTCAATCGTTAATGTATTAGCAGGAATTGACCATTGAGAATCATCTGAATCTGTTCTTTCAAGTTTTGTACCAGAACCTAAAATGATCATTTCATTTAAAGATGAATTTGTATAAATGAAATATTCATTGCTTCTTAAAATTCTTGTCTTAACGTTTCCATTAAATAGTACATTATTGCCTTCAGCATCACTGTTAACAATCCAGTAGCATCATATACCTGTACTATTTAATTTTGTAGTCATTAACTTTCTCTTAGAGATTGTTTGATTTGTAGTTAATGTCTTAAAAGCTTGATCAGCATAAGTATCACCACTTACTTTATCAGTTCATGTTTTCTTGGTACCAACAGAAGCTGATTGATCTGTAGGTATTAAATCAAACGAAGAATAAACAACATCTCCAGGATAAAGAATATCAGTGTATTGAGTACCATCTTTAGAATATACTAAGATAATTTTTTCACTTGATTTAAGTGTATGGTCAGTGTTTGCTTTTATTGAATCATTTTCTGCACCAATATATCTATAATTTACATATACAGAATAAGTTGTATCTGAATAATAATTAGGATAAATAATTTGAATAGCTTCATTCTTATTAAGAGTATAATCAATATTAATAACACCTGATTCTATTGATTTAGTATTAACGTCTTTTGTGATAATAATATCACCAGCAGGCAACATTACTTTGCTAGTTGTAGTTACCAAACTGCCTTCATCTAACTTATTAACTACTTGAACTTCTGTATCAAGAGCACTAGTGAATGTAGTAGTTTTAATAATTTTATTATTATTGTTACCATCTAACTCGTAAAGAATAAATGAATCTTTTTCACTTAAAGTATATCCTGAATTGTTTGCTAAAGAGTATGATTGTGTTCCACTTCCTGACGCAGGTGGAATTATAAATGAATACTTATAATTTGAACCTGTAGATTTAAATCTAAGAGTTGATCTCTGTACGCTTGATTCACCTTCTTGTTCAGCTGTCTGGTCTGAACTTGTAGTTAATGGAATATAAAGTTCAGTTTTAACTGAATCTTGATTTTTATATGTCTCACCATTAAGCTGACCATATTCATAGTTAAATTCTTCATTGAAGTCAAATAAACAAATACGGCCTGCAAGAATATTTTTAGCAACTAAATCTAAAAGAATATCTCCTTCTACTGGAGTTTCTGTAACTTTAGTACCATTAGTCTTCATTGCTACTGATCTATATTCTATAGGAAGAATATCAACTCTTCTTACTCTTGAGTCAGAAGCAACAATTACTTTTTCAATATCCTCAACATCTAATTTAACTCCAAACTCAAGTCTTCTTGGATTGAAGTTTTCAGAAATAGCTCTACGAATATTGTCTAATATTTCATTCTTTTCAACTTCAGTTACTTTGCTATAAGGTGTAATTAAAACATTTAAAGGAGCATAGTTTTTAAAGCAATAAACATCAGAATCAGTTGGATCATTTCATGTATGAGAAATACACTTGACTTCTTCGATATCTGATTTAATTTCATCTCTTACAGCTTCTGAAATTGGAGTAAAAGAATTATTTAATGCTACTCAATATTGACTAGCATTATAATCACTCATTGCAAATGCTTTAAGTCCGTATAAAACTAAGTCATAAGGTGTCATTGCTTGAGTTAAAACTGCAAAGTCATTTAAGTTTATACTGCCGTCTTCTAATGCAACAAAATTTACAATTGAGCTTATACTAGACATATTGCAATAAAGTTTTTCATTTTCATCACAATATCAAATATCTCCAGGATTTCCTGTTGAATTCATTATTTCTGTAATTGTATCTTTTTTACCTTTAAAATGTAAAGCACAATCTTTTGTACTTATAGTTTTAAATCTCTTAAAATTATTTTCAATATCCCATGAAATAACTTGAGCAGATTTATTATAATCAGTACGTCTATCAGTTACATAGACATTAGATACAAGAGGACTATCATTATTATCAGTAAGCATGTAAATTTTATTTTCATAATCTTTACATGTAACAAGAGTGTCAAATGTACCAACTACTCTTCTGAAAGATTGATACATTTCATTTATTGTTTCAGGATCTTTACCATTAACAATTGACCCGGCATTATATACTGTAAAATTCTCAGATGATCTTTCAACTTGGTCACCAATATCAGTAAATGTAGAAGGACTCAATATCTTAGTTAAAGCTCCTGCACTTACATTTCCTTGAATTCCTGAAGTGGCAATATATTGAATCTGCAAACCATCACCAATAATATTTGCAATATCTGTAGGAAATTCAATATAAGGAAGCATTCTCGTTGAATCATAGTCAATTTTATAGACTCTTGATCCCAAAGGTTGAGTTAATAAGTAATTATTACGACTCCAGAATCCTTCATAATCTTCAGTATTTATATTTTTAATATAAATACCATTTTGAGCAACCATTGTTTCAGGTAAATACAATCTATTGTTATCATCTAAGTTTTCAAGTGAAATTGTAGATGTGTCATTAATAGATAATGTTTGTAAAGTACCTTCAATAAATCTACAAGATGATGGAATGCCTGAACCAGAAATTGCCAAATCTTCGACCTGCGTATATGATACAGTTTCATCAGCATCTGAAATAACAAAAGTGAAGGCAGGTATTGAGAATAAATCGTCATTCTCATCTCCTTCAGGTTTATTATAAACAAATGTTACTTCTCCATTTGCTGAAATATAGTATTGAGGAGTATAGCCATTCATCTCAGTAATATTTCTTACTGATCTATCCTGTGTTGCTGATGGTAAGAAGTTTTCTAGAACATTCTTATCAATATTATAATTATTATGGTCAGCAACAAATGCTCCTTCTTTAATAAGTACTACACCTGGATCAGATTCATTTGACTGGCTAGGATCTCACTTATTTGTAAGTTCCTTAGCAAGATCTAACATCTCAGGATATATAGTACCAAAATCTTTATTTGTATAACTTAAAGAGCTTATTTCTTTATTAACACTCATAATTCTACCTCTTATATACTATACTATACTTCTGCTTGTAAGAGAACAATCTCATACATGTCAGTACTAAAATCAGCTTTGTTTAATGCATTAATTTTAGCAGTAACTTCTCCTTTGCCACTTCTAAATAATTGAATATCTTTTCTTTCAACTCTTATCTGTGGCATAAAAAGAACAATTGCTGTATAAATATCATCTATTAAGATATCTACAAGAACAGCGTCATTCTGATCATATAAATATCTTTTAATACCTGTACCAAAATAAGGATCACCAAATAGTTCACCTTTTTCTGATCATAGTAACATTTTTAAGTTTTGTAATGTTGCGTCGTAATCACTAACAATGTTAGTTACTGTACGAGTAAACATTTCAGGAAATTGTATTGATTTCATTAATCATCATCTCCTTGTCATTCCATCTCTCAACCGTTGCCGTATGTTGGTTGTCCACCAAGCATAAAACTGTCTGAACCAGTATATTTAGTTTCTCAATTTGATCACACAGGTTGACCGTCAACTGTGTATGTTAATGTACGTTCATCTGTATACATATTAAATGGTTCTCATCTTTGATTCATTCTACTTGTGGAACTTGATATTCTTGTTGGAGCTTGTGGTACATCCTGTGTACCAGATTGTCCACTTCAAATATTATCTCCTCCACATTCATACATATCAGTATAAGGAATAGAATATGTTGTTATTATTTCTATTGTTTCTTCAACTCATTCTCAATGACCTTGTTGTCCTGGAGAAGGAGGATCTACTGGAGGATCATCAGGATTTCCTCCACCACCTCCTCCACCTACTCCTAGGTGAAGATATCCTTCAAAATCATATCTACCAAATAAAGCTTCACCAGCTGTAACTGTTCTTACTCCAAATGACTCATCACCTGAACCATTAAAATCAGAACACGTTAATGATGAACCATTTATAGATTCAATAACCATTACGTGACCTGGAACATAACTTCCAGTTCTAGGACTTACAGCTCCATTAAAGCATATTATGTCACCAAGTTGAGGATTTGATTTTGATTTACTTCCACCGAAGTTATCATAAAAATTTTCAGCATCACCTAATCCTGATAAACTTTGTCAATCAGCACCTAATTCTCTTCCTCTACCTACGGCGTATCATGTACATTGATGCTTACCAGTTACACCACTACTTATTTCAGAATCAGATCATGAATAACCATAAGTACCAGGTGATGGTACACTATATCTAGGACTAAATGCCATAAAATATTAATCCTCCACTCAAACTCACTGACCTGTAGTTTCATAGGTTATCTTTTCATAAGCATATACACCATTAAAACAATATTTTCGCTGTTTTCATTTACAATATAGTGATAAATCTTTATAAAAATCTTTTGTTACAGCAGGTATATAATTTAAACATCCATTGTCTTCATATCATTTTATAGCGTGTGATTTATAGCCATATCCAGGTCCTAAAGCAGCATATGATTCAACTGCAGTAGCATCTTCAGGTATATATAAATTAAAATCATTTGGTTCTATAGTACCATCAAAAATACTTTTATTATAGTCAGGATATCCTCAAACATAATTAGGAATATTATTATTTTCATAAAATCCTTCTTTTACGTCTTTAGGTCCTTTATTAATATAGGTTATTTCATATAAACCCCATGTTAAATCATCACCTTTTTTTACTTCTCTTAATTTAACATCGCCCAATCTGACACGGAAAATAGGTTTATTGCCAGTTATTATCGGCATTACTACTAACCTCCCCTGTCTTTGTATTAAGAGTTACATTAATTAACTCTGGATTAGATTTTACAACTTTAAAAAATCAATCTTTTAAAGTACTTGCATCATAAAATTTAAATTCATCCCTATAATCATTCATCTTTTTTAGTGCATGTTCTTTACAATAATAAGCATGCTCATGCGGATTATATCATTCTGCATCATTATTACAATAAAAACATCTCATCTATCTATCTCCTATACTGTTAAATCATTTAATGATTTTAATAGTTTGCATGTAATTGTATCATTATTGAGATTTATTCTTAATCTACCAAAACTATTCATTTCACCACCTGCTTCAGGAGCAACTATACCTGAACCTTGTCCATTCTTTCATGTAAATGTATAAGTATTTTCTATTGGTGAATTAAGATGGCCAGGAATAAGAACATTTATACCAGATGTATTCATTATTGTAAAATCTGCTCTTGAATAAAATCTATTATCATCACTATAATTTTCATCACTATATTTATCCATATGACTAAATACAATTATATAATCAAAATGATAATCATTCTTTAACTTATCAATATAACCTTGAAGTCTTCCGTATAAAGAACCACCTGCTATATGACTTACTGTTCTATTTTGTTGCGCTGAAGCATCATTTGATGAATCAAATCATCTGTATACTGTAGAACTATTCTGTTTATAATTTCATCTATATGTACCAGAATTATATTCTACACCTGTACCACCTGCTTCATCATCATACTGACCATATGTCTCAAATCCATTTGGTGATGGGTACCCTACGGCAATAATAGCAATCTTTTTAGATCCTATTTTTAATGTTTTACAGCCTGGAAATTCTGAATTAATTCCACCTGGATACAATGGTTCACCACTAGAATTATTTACATTACAAGCCATAAGTCCATATGCACTCATTTTATTAAGATAATTTATTGCTGTTGACATAGGAGATCATTTAAATTCCCAGTTACCAGTAGTTATACCAAAATAATCCATTCCTTGCATAACTTCTATTGCATGATTAACACATTGTTCTTCAGTCATTCCAGGACTATGACTATAGTTAGTACTCTTTGATCAGTCTCCACAATCTAATAAATATGTTGGAATATTAGCGTCTTCAAGTTTCATTTGATATGCTTTAACATCTCCACCTACTAAAGATTGTCCAGTAGATTGGTCAACATCAAGTGAAAATACTTGACTTCCTCATCTATTGCTACCAAAATCTTTTCATCCTACATGAATATCAGCAGTATATAAGAAATCAACTTCACCACTTGCAGGCATTCCCATCTTAACATCATATTGGAATGTATCAGTATCAACTACAAATATTGCTGTATATGTTTTATCTTCAGTAACAATAATTGTTCTAGGATTCGATGTATTATCATCACTTCATTTTGAAAATGAATATCCATCATTAGCAATTGCTGTTAATTTAAGTGTACTATTTTCCTGAAATCTACCACCACCTGTAACTGTACCAGTATTCTCAGGACTAACAGCACCCTTTATTGTATATCGTTTAACTGAGGGGTCTATTTCCCCTCCTTCCATTTCGTCGCTAAGGTAACGATGACAAGAAATAGAGCGTGTGATTAAATTCATCTTCGTCGAAGTCTTCACTTTCGCTACTATTTAATGTATCGTATTCTTCTCCTGTCATCACTCGAATGTGGTCAGCATAAACCTCAGTAACTTCATGTGTTTCTTCATCTTCTCTTTCAGTAGTAGTCCACTGAACATACTGACGAAGATCATCTGGATTAATGGAGCCTCCACCACCTTCTTTCATATCAACACCTTGATAGAGATTAAAAATATCTTGAGGAGTGTAATTTCCTATCTTAGTGTCTTGAGGAAGTATTACACTACCTGTGACCTCTAATTGGTTAAATAAACCAAATGCTTGGTCATTTTCTGGTATTTCTGTAAATAATTTACCTAAGATTATAGCTGTATCATACTTATCATCTTCATAAGTAACAATAACACAGTCACCAACCTCAATTCCTTTATAGATACCAGGAGAATGAGAAAGGATTGCTTCAAACTCTGCTTCAGTTTCTGTATTATCTTCCATTAAAGGAACTCTTACTGTAAAGATGTTTGAATCATCCTCTGGAACCTTAGTTACATATGCTTTAGTTGTTATCATTAAATAATCTCCTCAGCTCCTGCAACTCTTAATAATTTCAATGTAGTCTTATATCCACCATCAACTGCTATTGAGTCTTCCTGTGAAGTTATAAGATAGTATCCAGATGAAATATGTAAACGACCAAAATATCAAATATTTATCTTTACATACTGCATTAAAATTGCTGGCTTAAGTAAACCTTTAAGAGTTATACTTGCCTCAATAGGATACTCAGTTACTTTTGTCCATCAGGTTGAATCAGCTTGAGTCATTTCATAGTGACCGTTTGATAATTGAGGTGAATACACTTTTTCTATTTTACCTTCAGCATCAATTCTTGTTAAATAATCACTATTTCCTAAATCTCTATTATATTTATAAAATAAAGATCAGTTCTGATTATTTGCTATTGAAAAATCAGTTACAACATTTGCTGATGGATAACCAATATCTATATTATATGTACAAAGTTGATTTAAAGAACTTGAAGCTCTTTGAACTTTTTGTACTTTAAAATATGGACCACCATATTGATCTTGCACATCTTCATATGTCATTAAAGAATATACATTTTGTTTAATTGCTGAACTATTTGTACTTCCTGTAGGATTCATATATGAAACAAGAAAAGCAATATATTCAAGTACTGACATATTAGTACATGTTGGAATCTTAACTATTCTATCATCACTTGCAATAAAATTACTCATTTCAACAAGTGATCTGTCTCTCATTCCTTTAAATACATCAGTAAGATGGTATTTAGAATTTCAGAGAACTTGTTTTATTTTATCACTAGGCTTAGCTGTTACTGAAGGAAATGTATAAGTTCCGCTTAAAGATAAAGATGAAGTTGACACTGCTTCAATTGTATAAGTAATAGAAGCTCCATTGATATCAAAACTGTTTGTTATTTTAGTTATGATAGCTTCTTCATCTCTATATACATAATTCGGTAGCATTGCATCACCATAAGTGAATGTAATTTTAAATGTATCAGAAACAGAACTAAACACTTTCTCAAAAAAGTTAGGATCATTATCTTCATTTATCTGATATTTAATATTAAGTCAATACTGATTTACAGTACCGTTAATCTTCTTTACTTTTAAACTTTGAATGTAATTAGGATATTTTGCAGCCAATTCATAAACAACCCCATTTCTCTGATTCGCCTTAATCCCTTTACGCTCAAATACACCAAAAGAATAATTTCCTATTTGTACTCTAACAAAAGGAGCCTCAACTCTATTTGTTGAAGCTAATAATGATCCTACTCTATTTGATTCTCGTGTAATTTCTGCCATATTATAAATACCTTATTCCAGCCAATGATGGAATATTTAAAAAATTATATTGTTCATCTAGCTTAATGTATGGGTCTTGAATCCTATTAAAATCAGCAATAACTCAAAATATGTCAGGTCTTCCATAATATTTCAAAGCTAATGAATCTAATGTATCAGTATCCTTAATCATATGTATAACATACTCAGTATTTGTATTAAGATTTCCTGTTATGCCATACACATATTTCTTATCTTCTGTGTGATAATAATAAGGAAATGTAGCATAACGTGAAGTGTAATCATAAAATCTTTTTGATTTATTTACTAATACATCCATTATTCTACTCCTGTATGAGGCGGTATAAATTTAGTTGTCGATGTTCTTGCGTTCTTCTTTGGAGTAAGAGTTGCAAACTTCTTAACAGTTTCAGTTTTACTGACTCCTGATTTAGATTTTGTATTCTTTGTAACGCTTACAGTAGGAGAAGTATCTGTATCAACATATATACCACTCTTAAATGTTCTTGTTAATCCTCTAAATGATCCAGCTTCAACTACATAATCTGCATCATATGGTTCAACCTCAGATACTGTAAATTGAACATCTATGACTGCATACTTACCAGAAATTAATATTGGCTTTTTATATGTTACAGTAACTCCGCTTGTAACTACACCTTTTATGAAAATATCATTCTCAAATCTTATGGCTACCATTGGCGGTATTACTGTTTTAGCTCCAGATGAATACTCATTATATCTAGGCAATGAAGCAGCTTGTAAATATTTAATTAATGTATCTATATAATCATCACCTGAAAAATCAACTACGTTGTCTTTAAGATTGCTTACATTTCTATTAATGTCATTTAACAAATCTCTGTGGAATTCAAAGTTTACAGAAACTTGTCTAGGACCTGAATTATTATAAGAAAATACTGGTGCTGTTCTTGCTAACGCATTTGTACTAGAAAAACTTGTAGACATTACATCAGTTACATTTTCAGGACAGTCTGGCAATACACAAAACTTCTCCAAATGATAGAAATAAATATAATTATTAATCTTATTTCAAGCCATTATAGTAACCTCACCAATGTTTCTACATCTCTATCTACATAATCAAGAACATCTTGATAAACATCTATAAATCTCTTAACTGGTTTAATTTCCTCAGTTTCAGACTCAGATATATCAGTCTTTATAATTGTATTACCATATTTAAGATTAGATCCTTTTGTAATGTCAGGTTGAAGTAACAATTCATGAATTGTATTTTGAAGCTGATCATCTCATATACCATAATAACCTTTTATGTCACCGTGATATACAGCATCTTGAATTCTAGAAACGTTTTTCTGGAATTTATCCATAGGAGTTATTGCATTTTCAAGTAAATATTCAACCAATCTATTTGCAAATGGATAACTATTTTCAAGATTAGCATTTAATAATGAACATTTACTATCATATACTACTCGTTCGTTTTTTGCTGAATCATCATAAATAATATTACTTATCTGTGTTCCATCAATTACATTTGTTCAAGAAGTATAATCACCTTCTAAAATAACTATTGATGAATTTACTTCAGAAGGAATTTTAAATAACATTACAAGATTCTTTTCTTTTTGTCAACAGTCTTTTGCACAACTAAAATTAGTTGAATATAAAAATGGCTTACTAAATTTGGAACCACTAATAACTCTGTAAGATTCTTTGATTAAACTTGAAGGAACTCCTTCAACAAATATATTACTATATAAAAGAGTAACTAATTCTCATTTAATATCTGAATCAACTGCTATTGTATAATTCTGATTTAACTTTACTGGAACTACATAGTAGTTATAGTTTGTATTATCAGTATCAATTTCAAATGTAAATGTATTACTTAACTGTTGAGTATAATAAATTCTTGAAGGTCTTTTCTTGCCAAAGCAATTATACATACTCATTAAATCTACATTATGATAATCTCTTATAAACCTAAGATAGTTACCTAAATACTCATGAG